TCATCCCGCGTTTGGTGTGGGCAATTTTTCATTTGCCTCGTCGTATTCGGGGCTGGTCTGTCCTACTGCAGGCTCAATCCTGCCGGAGACCAGCCACAGCGCGTACTCGGGCGCGATCTCTACGATGACCTTGATGTCGTCCTCGTTGACTCGACGTGCACCCTTTCGAAGGGCGTACCACTTTTCCCGGTCGATTCCGCTCAGCTGCTCTAGCCGTTTGGCTGTCAGCTTTTTTCGCTCAAGGATGGTGATTATTCGGTCTCTCATTTTTCAGAGGGCACCAGGTAACTCGATCTTCATCGCTATCCCTTCCTGAACCAACGCAGCGCTGCTTTCCGTGTCAGCGTTATCCCGCGCTTGGTGCGGGCAATTTTTCATTTGCCTCATCGTAATCGGGGCTGGTCTGCCCCTTGTCTGGCATTACATCACCGCTTATGAGCCACCAGCGATACTGGGGATACACCTTCGCCAGTATTTCGATTTCGTCCGCACCTAGCCGAGCGCGCCCGCGCTTGATGTTCTGCCATCGCATGTACTCAGTGTCACCAGCATCTGCCAACGCTTTAATGCTTGCGATTGCCAGCAGCTGTAGGCCGCGAGTCGTCACATCGCCCTCATTCATACAACAGCACCAGCTTTTTCCTGCATCTCTACTCAATCTGAAAGTGCAATATGTACATATGCCCTATGTGCATATTGGCGTTCGTAAATCCATTCAGATAGTGCAGGAATGTGCATGGAACTGGAAGAACTCAAGCCCGAGCAATTCGTCAACTGCCCGCCTTTGATGCCTTGGCGGGAATTCGCAATCTGGATTCGCATGGGGGAAGACCAGGACCGCGTTCGCGGTTGGATCGACAAGGGCTATCTGCCCACCCTCCGCATGGGCCGGCATCGCATGGTGAACGTCGCCCTGGTGGTGAAGCAGCTCCTGGAACAGGAGGACTTCTGATGGACTTCGTCGACGCCCTCAACCGAGTGGCCAAGCGCATGGAACGGATCCTCTACGTATCGGCGGAGCAGGTCGCCAACGAGCGCGAGCAGCTCCTGGGCTACCTCACTGCACTCCATGACTTCGGCGTGATCGACTGGTGCGAGCGTGCCGAGCTTTCTCACATGGCTTATCAGGCCTCCAAGCGCTGCGGTTTGATCCCGCGCGACCGCGATGGCGACGACACTAGTCCCCAAGCCGGCCGCTACGTCGTGCAATGCAGCGTGCCTCACGCCGGCTCCCAAGCCGGTGCCCGCTGGGTCGAGACCTACACCGCCGACACACGCGGCAACTGCGAGCTCTGGCTCCATTGCATCCTCACTAACCGCATCGGCCCCCAGCGCGCCCGCGAGAACTACCACGTGATCGAACAGCAGGTGAAGGCATGAGCCATGCAACTCATCTCCCACTACCTGCATCGCCCACACGCAGCGGACTGCGACTGCTCTGTGTGCTTTGTCACAAGGCTGGGGCCCGTATTGCCCAACCAGTGGTTGTGCGCCGACTGCCAGCCCCCTGGGCGCCCTTATCGGCTCGATGGCCGCTGGCTCTGCCGTCGCCGTTCCTTCTGCGTGAAGCACGACCCAAGCCGCCGACCGCCGAAGTACTGGCACGTTGTCTACGACAGCGGCAAGCCGACACCCTTCGTCCCCATTCGCGAGCCGTTCGAGCTGGAGGGCTGAACCATGACCACTAACCCCGTACCGCACCTGATCTTCTGGCTGCTGCTCGTGGCCTACGCGTTGGTGGTGGGCCGCTACCACGCTCGCCACACCGTCCGCACTTGGGCCAACCCGGTCCAGGGCCGCCGCACCGGCTTGTCCGAACACGCTCTACCGTTCGGACAAACGGAGCGCCGGGCGAAGCGCACCCTTGACCGCGCCCCGCCCTGAACAGCCTGACGGCGGCTGTCCCGGGCAGCTCTACCGACCGGGGCGGCCTGCCACCCGGCGAGGGCGGGGATGACAAGGGGCGGAGCCCCTTGGTGTAAACCCAGCCAATCGCCCACCCCACGATCACCAACGAGCACCAACACCCCCGCTGAATGAACGGCAAAACCAGCCGCATTGCAGCAGCGGGCCAACTCACGCCCGAAAAAGGGCGAACCAGGAGATCCACCATGCAATTCGAACTCACAGCCCTCTGCCTCAACGTCAAGAAAGTCACCGTCGAAGGCCGCACCTACTGCTCCGCCATCATCGCCCGCGAACCCATGACCGAACAGGAACGCCTGCAGAACCGCGGCTATCTGGTGCAGAAGGTCAGCGCGGAAACCACCGTCTTCGACCAGATCACCGACCTCGATAAACCCGGCCCGCGCAAGTTCATCGCCACCCTGGTGAACGCCGCTGGCGGCAAAAGCCAGCCCCACCTGATGGCAGTTTTACCCGGCGTGCCCACCTCCAGCACACCCACCCCCAGCCCAGCGCCCAAAGCCGCTGCGTAAGAGAGGAGAGGGCAAATGAACCTGGACGGCTACCTCTTCTGTGATCGCTGCGGCAGCGCCATCGGCCACCTGTGGAACGAACCGGCAGTCGCCCCCGCTCTGCTGCCCGAACCCACCCGCCACATCTGCCCGGACTGCATCGAGCTGACCGAGCTGAACGACGTGGAGGACGAGTGAATGGGCGTTGTTGCCATACAGGTCTGCACCCTTTGGGCCACCAGCAAGAAAGGCCTCATGGAGTGCCAGCAGATCGAATGGCAACAGGCCTACCTGATACCGCCCGAAGCCGCCGGAGCCGTGGAGCTCCTGGCCAACGGCGGGTTTTCCCTGGAGGCCTTCAGCGTGGGTGCTGCGGGCGTCCTGGGAGCCTTCGTGACGGGCCTGCTGACGGGCTGGGTCGCGTCACTTCTCCGTAAAGCCCGATAGAGAGGTAACAACCATGAACGCACTGCAAAACATCAACCCGGTAACTGCCTTCCGCAACCTGTGCATCGCCGGCGCCGTGACCGCCGCCAGCTCCGTCCCCGCCTGGGCCGGCAGCGTCATCGACACCTCGGCGGTGGAAAGCGCCATCAGCGACGGCAAGCAGGATATGTCCAACATCGGCGGCTACATCGTCGGCGCTCTGGTCATCCTCGCCTGCGCAGGGCTGATCTACAGCATGTTGCGCAAGGCGTAACCCTTGCTGTGGTCGGTGTGGTTGGGGGCGTTCTTCGCCGGCGCCTTCATCACCGGGTACCGCTGCGGCGAATTCTTCTGACGCGCTGACACGACAGCGGAAGCCCCCACGGTGCGCCGTTGGGGGCTTTTTTTCGGCCTGGAGTTTCCATGGTGAGGCAATGGTTACTGGCGGTGGTGGTGCTGCTGGCTGCGGGGCAGTTGGCGGCGGAAGAGTACTACTGGATCGACTCGCGCAACGCTACCTCTTCTAATCCGCCTAAATTCAAGAGTGCTTATGCTGCTTGTATGGCTGGCGCCGGGTCTAGCTGGAAGAAGTATCCGCTCGCCCCTTTTCCGGCAAATGATTTTCCCGATGTCATTGGCTGTAAGTTCGATACGGGTGATGGGCTATTTTCTCCCTTCTCTGTTCGTCGCAAGGGCAACTCTTGCGAGAACGGTCGCGTATGGAACAGCACCGTCTATGGGTGCCAATGCCCTGAAGGCCAGGAGGAAGATGCCAATGGTGTGTGCGTTGCACCGCCGCCCTGCGACAGCGGAAAGGAGTTCCTGACCAGAGGCTCCAACTTCCCGGCCACGACCGTATCCGGTCGCGTCTACATCCTCAGCACTCCCCCTTCAACAGTGTGTAGCGCCGGTTGCCAGTACATCTCTGCCAGCAGCAAGGCCGCCTCCTGCTACCTGCTCAGTGGGGACACCACCACCGGCTTCTGCAACTACTCCATGACCAGCGACGGCGAACGCTGCAGCGGTGACGACTCCCCGGGCCCGGACGTGGGCGACCCGCCGAATCCGGACGACACCTCCGAAACACCCAACCAACCCTCAGACCCCGACGATCCTGGCTGCGCGCCCGCCCAAGCCTGGTCCGGCAGCGCCTGCGTGACCGAACCCACCGGAGAGGGTGACGAAGGCGATGGCACCGATGACGGCGAAGGCGATGACTCCGGCGACCCCTGCGACATCGACGGCGATTGCTGGGACGACGATGACGGCGGATCGGGTAACGGCTCTGGCAATGGCTCAGGCAATGGCTCTGGAAGCGGCAACGGCGATCACGACGGCAGTGACGATGGCGACGGCGAAGACGACGGCGAGGGCGAATGCGACCCGAGTAAGGGCTACGTCTGCGGCGGTGGTAAAGGCCCCGAAACCGGCCTGAACACCCCCGATGCCGGCAGCTGGGACAAAGCCAACGAAGAGTGGGGCCAACGCCTCGATGAAGCCAAGAAGGAACTCAAGGACAAGGTAAAGGCCAACGTCGACCAGATGAAAAGCGCCTTCAACCTCCAGCTCTCCGCCGGCGGCGGCCAACTGCCGTGCGACTCCTTCACCGTCTGGAAAAAGTCCTACCGCTTCTGTGTCGCCGACTACGCCGACCAGCTCTCCAACCTGCGTCTCGCGCTGCTGCTGATGGCGGCCGTGATCGCCGCACTGATCATCCTCAAGGAGTGACTCATGGAATGGCTCTCCGGCTTTCTCGACCAGATCCTCGGCTTCTTCCAGTGGCTCTGGAACTTCTTCGCCCAGGGCGTCTACGACTTCGTGAAGGACGGCCTCGTCGTCGCCACCAAGGCCGCCATGGTCGGTGCGCTACAGACCTTCCTCCTGCTGATCGACGTCAGCTTCACCGTCGCCAACGACCTGATCGAAGGCCTTGGTGTCGGCCAGCTGGTGCGCTCCATGTACGCCGCGCTACCGGCCCCCATCGCCTCCGCACTGTCGTTCTTCGGCGTCCCGCAGGCCCTCAACATCATCTTCGTCGCGGCCGTCACGCGCTTCTGCATGCGCTTCGTGCCCTTCATCGGGAGGTGACCCATGTCCATCAAGATTCACCACGGCCCTAATGGCTCGTACAAGACCTCCGGCGCGATCCAGGACGATGCCGTCCCGGCGCTCAAGGAAGGTCGCGTCATCATCACCAACGTCCGCGGCTTCACCCTGGAGCGCGCCTACGAGGTCTTCCCCGACCTGCCCAACACCGCCGAAATCATCAACCTCGATCTCGAATCCCTGGCCGACCTCGACCGCATGCGCAGTTGGTTCCAGTGGGCGCCCCGCGGCGCGTTCCTGATCTTCGACGAAACCCAACTGCTGTTCCCCAAGTCCTGGCGTGAAAAGGACCTCGAGAAATTCGACTACCCCGGTGGCCCCGAAGCCGCGCACGAAGCCGACCGCCCCATGGGCTGGCTCGATGCCTGGACCCGGCACCGCCACTTCAACTGGGACATCGTCCTGACCACCCCGAACATCAGCTACATCCGCGACGACATCCGCATGACCAGCGAGATGGCCTACAAGCATTCCAACCTCGCAGTGATCGGCATCCCCGGCCGCTACAAGGAGGCCCAGCATGACGCCCAGCTCAACCGACCACCCGCTGACGGCACCATCGTCGAATACAAGCGAATCAAGCAGCAGACCTTCGCCCTCTACCAGTCCACCGCCACCGGCAAGACCCAGGACACCAAAGCCGGCAAGAGTCTGCTCCGGTCCCCTAAGCTGGTTTTTCTACTGGCACTGCTGGCCTGCACTATTGGCTTTGTCAGCTATATGGGACCTCTCAAGGTCGTCGGCGGTAACGCTGCTCAAGCCCCTGCCAAGCCTGCTGTGGCATCTGCTCCGAGTGCTGTTGCGCCCCCTGCTCAAACCGCTGCTGTGGATCCTGCGGCGCGTTCTCCTGCGCTTGGTGCTGTTCCTGCTCAGCCTCTACCTGATCGGCCAGTTGATCCGCTTGCTGAGCTGAACCCGCATCCCTTCGCCGGCCGCAGCATCACCATCACCGCCCACCTCTACAGCAAGAAGAAAGGCGACCAATACATGTTCGCCTTCCTCGACGCCGAAGGCCGCCGGCTCGACCTGACCAGCTGGGACCTGGTCGGCTCCGGCTATGCCATCCGCAGCAAAGGCGCCTGCATTGCCGAGCTGATGTACGAGAGGTGGAAGCAGACAGTCACCTGCGTCGGCGCCATCCCCCGGCCGGCATCCAACCAGGTGCAACTCTCCGTGAACACCCCATCGGCGCCGACGACCTCGAATGCGTCACCACCGCACCTGGTCGTCGTGCCCGACAGCGAATACGCCTCACGCCCCTGGAGGAAACAATGAACCTGCCTGGACTGATCAACGCCCTCGGGCTGCTCGTACTCGCCTTTGCACTCGGATTTTTCACCGCGCTGCAGTTGATCCAGCCTGCATTGCCATTCCCGTTCTGAACGGCGAGATCCGCCGCCGGCCGAGAGCGTAAGGCACGAGCGGTAGGCCGGCGGCGGGTCTCGCCAGACGAGCCTGTAGCACGTCTTTAAACAGTTTCTGTATCGACACACACCAACACAGGAAGGCATGAACGATGAAGGCACCCAAAGACCTGATCCGCATTCACTTCGACGACTCGGGCAACTTTGAAGAGTCGGCTTCCGGTCGCTTCTTCCTGGACCCGGGCAACGGATCCTCAGTCGACCTTTCCGCGGTGCGGATCCTCGGCTGTCACGTCGACACGGTCCGTCAGCTTTACACCGGCGTGCTTCGTCCCGAAGTCCTGGCGCTGTTCGAAGCCACGGAGCTGGTCGACTTCGCGGGACGGCAATGGCATCCCGGACGGGTAGGGCGGGACTCCGGCTACCAGTTCAAGCTGCAGAACGCAGACCTCGGACTGGTCCTGCTGATCAAGAACTACAACGTCAAGGCCGAGTCCCCCGGCCCACACTTGAAGATCGAAGTCAGCCCCCACCTGATCGAGCAGCATTCCCCGGCCAACCTGCAGGTGATGCTCGGCGATCTGGCCAGCGAGATCCTCCTCGCAGTAGAGCCCAGGCAATGCGCTGTCCACCTCGCAGTGGACTTCCAGGGCTGGACGCCACCCTCCAGCCTGGTCAGCCGCATGCGCTGCAAATCCCGCAACGTGCGCCAGTTCGATGGCATCGGCGACGTGGTCTTCGACGAGCTGGCAGCTACCTACAGCCGTGGCCAGTCCTTCCTGTTCGGCTCGGCCGCTGCAATGCAGTGCGCGCTCTACAACAAGACCCGCCAGGCCAAGGCCGTGGACAAGCTGGACTACTGGGAAAACCGCTGGCAGGACCAGGACAACCCCTTCGACGCGGACCCGGCCAACTACGACCCCGACCAGGAGGTCTACCGCTTGGAGTTTCGTTTCCATCACTCCGTGGTCGAGCAGTTCGCACAGGGATCCTGCGACGCATCCGGCGCAGTGCTGGGGTCTACCACCTTCGCTGAACTCTCCGCTCACCTGCAGGGATTGTTCGAGTACGGCCTGGACAACTTCCGGCTTCTGCACCGACCAGGCTACGTGGATCCGCTGTGGACACTGCTGCACAGCGACGCAAGATTCCTTGCCCCAGTCGACCGCTTCTTCTATCGCCGCTACTACAAGACCGCTCGGGGCTTCTCGGGAAAGAACATAGAGCTGATGCTGGGCAACGCCATCACGCTCTTCGCGCGTAACCGCATGGACTTCCTGTCCTGCTGGGCCGCACTCAAGTCGTTGCCGATATTCCCGCTGATCGAGGAGTACTACCGGGAAAAGGGCCGGTCCACTACCTGGCTGAAGAAGCACCTGGCCAAGAAGCTGGAGGAGCGGTACGTCCGCTATGGAATGGCCGCTTGATCCGGGTGTGGTTGCTATTCGGTCTAAATTTGGCCTAATCTGCCGATACAGTTCCAAGCGCCTCCGACATCCATGGCGCTCCCAGTAAGGAGGTTCAACCATGCGGGTTGAAACGATCAGCTACCTCAAGCGGCATGCCGCAGATCTCGATCTGGACGAACCGATGGTCGTCACGCAGAACGGCGTGCCCACCCTGGTAGTCGAGTCCTACGCCGAGCGTAAGCGCCGTGACCAGGCTATCGCCCTGGTGAAGCTGCTCGCCATGGGTTCGCGTGAGTACGCTGAAGGCAAGCATTGCTCTGCTGACGAACTCAAAGCCCGACTGGCCAAGCGACGTAGCCAGCAGTAAGCCTCGATGACAGCACGCGAGATCCGCTTCACTGAAACGGCAGTTTTCAGCATCCAGGACCAGGAAGAACACCTGGCCGATTACCACCCTCCCGAACTTGCTGCAGCAAAGATCGACGGCTTGATCGATGAGATCCTGACCAGGCTGCAGGATGCCCCCGTGGGTTACCCGGTCAGCCGCCAGGCCAGCGACCTGGGTGTGACCCGCTATCGCGAACTCAACCACGACGGCTACCGCGTGTTCTACGAGGTGTACGAGCACGAAAACGTGATCGCCGTAGAGCTGGTCCTGCGCCAGAAGCAGGACGTCGAAGCTGCCCTTATCCGCTACTGCCTGGTGGGCATCTGA